TGCCTTAATTATTACCACTTTTCTGTGTAAATGTATCAAATATGCTAATAATATGACAGCGCTTTTCTATCTACTTGCATATCATCTTGATAGTCGCTGTCTAATTCTATTAAACCGCCTTGTCTTATTCTCATCATAGCCATTGTAGTTGAGTCGCAAAAGTCATCGTTTTCTCCAAAAGGAAAGGCAGCCAGCTCTTCTATTACTTCTTCTGCAAAAGCATCTTCTGTAGCATATACCATACCACTTTCAAACATGGGTGCAATAGAGTTCATTCTTGCAACTTTGTCTTGTCCTCTGCTAGGAGAATATGCTTGTACAGGTATGCCTATCTTTCTAAGTTCTTGGGTAAGGGGTGTTCCACTTGCCTTTGCTTCTATTAATACTATATCTGGTTCCCAATACTTATATTCTTCCATAGCTATATTTTTAAGCTCAGGAAAATCTACTCTATGTCTACTTGCGTCTAATAAAATTATAGCACTTTCACTACCATCTTCAGGGTCAAAAATACCCCATGTAGTGATTGCAGAATAGTCTGCTGTTTCTTTTGCGCTAAAAGCCGTATCGTAACTTTGCACTATACATTGACAGGTAGGTATCGTTTCGCTTTCCCATCTTTGCCACCAATCTCTTTTTACTATCGAACCACTTTCCGCCGTTGGATTTTGCATCCATTGTGCGTTCCACTTGCTTACAGGCAATGAGGCCTTTACAGATAATAGCTCTTCTTTTTT